TCTACTGTCTATGGGCATACTGTTACTTCACCCTTTCTGATATATCCCCACAAAAAGGATCTGTCGTGGTCGCATTTTCGGCCAAACCCATAGGTTTGTTCATGTCGATTCCTATTTTTCAGCAAATAATATAAAAAGGGTGTTGCAATACGCAGGAATATTGGCTATACTTTGGGAGTTACATTTTAGCCTCTGCATATAGCAGAGCCGTTTACTCTGGCGTTTGTGGTCATTTCCGTTGGAGAAAATTTAGCCCAGTCGCCTGCGATAAAAAGGACTGGGAAAGGGTGGTGTGTGAATCTTATGGGATGGTTCTCACGCTAATACCTTGAAAGACCCGTGCGTCCACGGAGGGCTACAGCACCATGCAATATTCTAGTTATCCACAGGCAAACCCACCCATAAAAGACATAGATATTTCTCACATAGAGTACCAGCCTGGTTGTGCTTCTTGGTATGAGCAGGGCAATACAAACTCTTCTGGCGGGGTGTGCTTTGATCGGCATTCGTGGCCTTGTTGGTGGAGTTACGGGAGTTTCTGGGGAGAGAATTAATGCGTCACATAAAGTCAGACGATGAAACCACCGAACGTCTTTGTGTTGTAGTGGGGGTCCAGCATTGGGTACAGATATTCTAAAGGAATATGACGGCACCTATATGGGCATATGCTCCAGATGCAAGGACCATGCTCAGTTTGTGACGGATGAAGAGGGGGAATAATGGAACCATGCACAACTTCGCTTGGCAAGGGGGATGCGGTGTTTAAGACTGAGGGGTATCTGTGCAGGGACACAAGATGTTCTTATTATGCAAAGAGTGTGCCTCATGGACACGCACACAATGAGCTTATGGCTTGGTCTACTACAGACCCGAACTTTAAGGTTGCTCCAGCCTTGGACTGTAAGGGTAAAAGTGCCTTGCAGATGCACATTGAACTGTCTGGAAATCCCGAACAGTTGCTTTGCACAAGATGCGCTGGAAATTTACCTCACGGATACGAAGTGCCACCTGTTCCTATCGGTGGGTGGATGAAGGAGGTTAGAGAGTCTCAGGTGAGGCTTGAGAAGAAGTTTGACCTGTTATTGAAAAAGATTGAGGGGTTGTAGATGTAATGGGGAGGCTATAGGATGTTTGAGAGACATGGCATGACTGGAACTAGAACATATAGGATTTGGTCTAGTATGAAGTTAAGGTGTCGGAATAAAAATAGGCATGATTACAAGTATTATGGCGGTCGTGGTATAGATATTTGCGACGAATGGGCTAATTCTTTTGAATTGTTTTTCAGGGATGTAGGTGAGATATCGGAAGATGTTGAAATAGACAGAATTGACAATACTCTTGGATACTTCAAGGGGAACGTGAGATTGGCCACGAAGAGGGAGAATATTCAGAATAGGTCTACGTCGAAGTGGTGGGTTATAGACAGGTATCGGTATCCTTCTGCGGCCTCGGCAGCAAAGATGCTAGGAGTAACTTATCAGACAATTATCAGATGGTGCGAAGGCAATCATCATGGCAAATACTACTACCCTCCAAAATCTAACTGCTTTTCTGAATTGAAATATCCTAAGATATAAGGAGTAATCCCGTGAGTCCCAAGCATACAAAGTCAGAACGTGCCAAGAAGACGCTCAAGAAGTTTGTCAAAGAACGGGTGGGCGGCTTGCCAGGAGATGCCGTCAAGAAGGCCACCAAGAGGAATAAACGGCTGGAGAAGGCGAGGAAGAAGTAGTTTGCCAACAGCAACTAAACCTAAAAAAAAAGCAGCTAAGAAAAAGAGGTCTGTCCCGCCTAAGAAGAAATCCGTTACGCAACGAATCCTTGAAGTTGACGAGAATAAGAACTCCGATATAGAGAACCAGAAGCTCCTTGCTGAACTCGATGAAGTTATCGCCGAGATGGACAAGAAGGAGGCTGAACTCAAGGACCAAGATCCGTTTTGGTATTATGAAGCCAGCGATGGGAAGATATCAGAAGAGGGCCAGGAGTTCCTGAAAGAGTTTCTCAAGCCGGAAGATATCCCGGAATACATCGAATCTCAAATCGACATCCATTCATCAAAAGCCTCTGTTCGCCTAGCAGCGGGAGGGAATCAGAGCGGCAAGAGTTGTCTAGCAGCTATAGAAGCTCTTATTTGGGCCACAGGGGAAGTCCCGTACAGCATGATATCTTACTATCCTAAAGAGCTAATCCCAACTACGTTCCCTCAGCATATTAGGATGATCACTGTAGATCGTGGGACGATGCTAAACAACATCATTCCAACCTTACAGAAGTGGGTTCCTAGAAGATTCCTAACAAAAGGGAAGTGGTCTGAAAGTTTTTCTTCTGAACAGAGAACATTGTTCTTATATGACAAGGGGAAACTTAAAGGGACTATAGAAATAATGACCAATAAGCAGGACGTTGAGAGTTTTCAAGGACCACCCAGACACGGACTTGTCCTTGATGAGACTCCTAAGTGGGAGATATATAAAGAATGCTTGATGAGGTTTACTACCGCTGAGAGGCTCAAGGTGTTGTTTTCTCTAACGCCTACTTCTGGAATGAATTGGGTGGCAGATGAGATCCTAAACAAAGAGCAGGACACTCACGGGAATACAATAGAATGCTTCAAGATGGCCTCTATAACGAACAAATATGCAAATCTAAATGTCTTAAGACAGGCGTTGGGCGGCATGGGGAGTTATGACGAGATAAAGATGCGGCTTCTAGGCGAGTTCGTGTCTCTTGCAGGGCTTATATACCCTAAATTCAGCAAAAAGATCCATGTGTGTGAGCCGTTCGATGTAACCTGCGACTGTGGATTTACTCCACATATCCAAAGCTGTCCTGCAAGCCAGTATTTGATCTTTAGAGGTCTTGACCCTCATCAGAACACACCAACGGCCTGTGTATGGGTGGCTGTTGACCGTGAGAACAACCGCTATATCTACGATTGTGGCATGTTTCCCGGTGATACGGACGAGATCAAGGCTCAGATAGCTGAACGGTCTAAAAACATGCGCCTGGGAAGGGCTGTCAGCGATAAATCAGCCAATGTCATGATTCGGGCTTTCAATCGCAATATGTTTGAGGAGCTAAGGACCGGGAAGAATCCGATACGGGGCTTGGTGACTTCCGAGAAGTGGAAGGGATCTATCAGAGACGGTGTGACGCAGATCAAGAAGCTCATGCGGGTGAATGAGGATACAGGAAAATCCATGCTGAATATCATGGACAAGCCCTGTAATAAGCAGTTTATTAACTCCATGAGGACCCTTGAGAGGGAGCAATTCAGCAATGAGGATGAGCGGGGGGAGAAGGACAAGATCAAGGAAGGAAAGCACCATCTACATGCCGCCTACCGATACGCCGAGCAATATCCTATAAATTTCTATGAGGAAGTCACTAATATTCCTCAAGTTGTTATGGGGGATGAGGACGCATTATGGTGAGTAGCACGACCTTGACAAAAAGTAACACCTATGGTTCAATCTATGTATGGCTAAGAAATTACCCAAACTGGACAGGGCATTCCTTGAAAAACACGCTCAGGACCGCTTTAATGCGTCTGTAAACTGGCGTGATCAGAATATCAAGCAGGAATGGCTGGACGAGAACGACCAGTATGATTCCAACTTCTCCGCGAAGGAAAGAAAGAAGTCTGATGTCCTGATTGGTCAAGGCCGCCTATTCATCCCAAAGACCTACTCTCATATCCAGAGAATATTGGTTGATATCCTAGATGCTTACTTTACCGACCCGGAAGAGATCGTTGATGTCGTCGCATGGAAGTCTATACCCACAGAAACCCTTAAGATCGTCAAATCTCTCCTTAACTACCGCCTTAACTCCCACCCAATAGATTTTTATCAGGAAGCATATGAAGCCGTTCTTGATGCTCTAAAGAACAAGGTCGGCATCATGAAGGTATTTCCTGAGATAACGACCGAGAACGAGATACAGGAAGACCCAGAAACAGGGGAGATTATCGAGCAAGAGGTTATTTCTGATTATAAGCCAATTATAGAAACTCTGCCGTACGAGGATGTTTTCTTCGATTCAAGAGCAACATGGAAGGATTACTGGAAGCACACCGTTATCCATCGGATGAAGAAGTCGATTGACGAACTCAAGCGCAAGAAGTATAAAAACCTCAGTGAAGTAGAGGGGATGGTTGATAACGAAACCGACACAGACGAGATTAAGGCGCAACGTGCCTTGGATCAGGATTCTCCATTTACGGACGAGGTTGATCCTGCTTTGGATACGGCAGGCATTTACGTTTATGAGGTCTGGACGTTTCTGGATCATGATCGTGACGGGCTTCTTGAATCCGTGTCTTACCTTATGGCAGGTGACTCCAGAGAGCCTAAGATACTTATCCGAGATGTTGAGCCAAACACCCTACCATACGCCAACGGGCGCAACCCAATCGTTGTTGGGCAAGCCCTACCTGAACCCCATAAAATGTACGGCAAGTCGTTGACGGGCATCCTGAGCGGTTTACAGAAGGAAACCAACGCTATCAGGAATCAGGACCGGGAAGCCGTTGCCATGAGTATTAGGCGACCGCTTTTGGTGGCTAGAGGCGCGAATGTGGACCTCTCATCTCTCTTAAACCGCCGGATTGCAGGAGTCGTCATGGGGGATGACATCTCAGATGGTGCGGTACGGGAATTGCCTTTAAGCGATATTACGTCTGGAACAGTCCAGCACCAAGCAAGGGTAGATCAGGACTTCTCAGAGCTTTCTTCTATCAGTCCAAACCGCTTAGGAGCAACAAGCAATCCAGAAGAAACCGCCACTGGTGTCCAGGCAAATGAATCCAACGCAAACAAGAAGGTATTTCAACTTACAAGAAACCTCACCTATACGCTATTCCGGCCCGTCTTTAAGATGCTCCTTGCCCTGGAGCAAGAATATGAATCTGATGAGTTTATCCAGCTAGTAACGGGTCGTGTCCTTGGCTTTGAGTTTGCTCAGGATGGCAATCCTCCCAGGGAGTTTATTCAGGGGGAGTTTGACCTAACGATCAATGTTAGTGTGAGCAAGCAAACTCAACTCAATAGGCTCCTGACCTTAATGCAACAGGCGACCCAAGCCAACGCAAGCATGGCCCAAATGGTGAGTGCCGGAATTGTTCCTCCAGAGAAGGTCGAGTTCGTAAACCCAATGATATTCTTTAAGCGCATTGCTCCGATTGTTGGAGAAAAGAATATCGAGGAGTTCTTGATCAGGGCACAAGCTCCTCCAGCTCCGGCTGCACCAAAGGGGCAGGCATCTCAACCGAGTCAGAACGGTCAGCAAGGGATAGAGGCAGAGCTATTGAATCAAGGAGCTGCTTTTGGATAACGCAGAGTATCAGCGGGAGAACATCAGGAAATGGGAGGAGGATTCCATCGTCGGTGACAGGTTCAAGGACTTCACTGATGGTGGCTGGCTTGATCTCCTTAACGAACATATTTTCTCTCCTCTAAATAAAGAAGCATTTGAGTTATTCAAGAAGGTTCCAGCGGAAGATAGTAACGGTATTATAGAGTCACAAATGATGAGCAAGATGGTCGATCTCATAAAGGGACGCATTCAATCCTGTATCCACCAAGGACAGAATGCTAAGGCCGCCCTCATTGACATAGGAGAAGAAGATGACACCTGAAACAAAAGAGGTTTCCACCGAAGAGGCGAAGCCTGTCGAGTCTAAACCCGAAGAGGGTAAGACCGAGGAAGTTCAAGAAGCAACCGCTGGCAAGGGAACGACTGATGCTCTTTTTTCTGACTTCCTTGAAGAAGGAAAGCCGGAAGAGACAGTAGCGGAAGTGATCGAGAAAGCGGAGAAGGAAGTTCCAGCCAAGGCCGAGGAATCGGAGCAACTCCAGACGATTGATTTAGATTCTTTTGGAGACTCCATCGTTAAAACCAAAGTCAGCGGCGTGGAATCGGATGTAAAGATGAAGGATCTCGTCAGAGCGTATCAGACGGATTCCTATCTCACTCAAAAAGGTCAGCGTTTGGCCGAGCAAGAGAAGGCATTAAACGAGAAGGCGGCAGCATTAAACCCTCTCCCCGCACAAGAAAGTAAACCGGCAGCGGAAGAACTTTCAGAAGAATCCAAATGGGTTCGTTCTGAGATCCAACCGGAACTTGATAAGCGGGATGAGCAGATCGCCAATCTTCAAAGGCAGCTAGAAGGGATTCAGGAGTCTACAAGAGATGTGGCTTATGAATCCATGCTAGTTCGGGCAGATAAGTCCATCAAGGGCAAGAAGGTTCGAGAAGATGGAACCGCAGTTTTTGATGACTTTAAGGATTATGTTCCGAAGATTGAATCGTTTATTTCCTCTCTACCCGCAGAGGATCAGAAAACCATGCTCAATGATATGGGCTATATCTCAATTTATAATGAGATGAAGATGAGTGATCTTGTCACGGGCAGCACCGCACCTAAAAAGGCGGTGAAACCAAGCGCAGAAGTAAGGCCAAAGCCGAAACTTAAAAAGATTCCGGTTGTTGAGAGTGGGCTAGGAACACCAACAGGTGCGAGTGGCGAAAACACCTCCTACGAAAAAGCATTCGACAAGGCCCGTGATTCGGGCCGGACGGAAGATTGGATGTCAGTCTTTGAGGAGAGATTCCCAAGCTGATAGATGCTAGTTAATTAATAAGGAGGATATACCATGCCGGTTCCAAGCGGAACATACCAAACCTATCAGTCTATCGGAAATCGAGAGGACCTGATTGATGTTATTACCAATATTTCACCCATCGACACATGGTTTACCAGTAATACCGGATCAGTGAGAGCCAAAGCCCGTGTGCATGAATTTCAAACGGACGTTTTGGCCGCTGCCGCTGCAAACGCGGTGATTGAGGGTGACGATGCAACAACCACTGCTATTGTTCCCACAGTCCGGTTGCAGAACTCGACTCAGATCTTGAGAAAGGTTTACAGGGTTTCAGATACGCAAGAGGTGATTGACAAAGCCGGTCGTGGATCTGAGATAGCATATCAGACCGTGAAGAACATGAAGGTGCTTGCAAAGGACATCGAGTTTGCTCTTATCATCAATGCGGCTGAGGTCGTGGGTACGGCGAGTGTCGCCCGTGAGTTGAAGGGCGTGCTTGGGTTTATAACCACAAACTCTCTGACATCTGGATCTCCGAGGATCTTGACGGAAACCCTCCTGAATGACAACCTCTCTGACATTTGGGCGCAGGGTGGTGTACCTGCCACTGTCCTTTGTGGGCAGTTCCAGAAGCGCACCATCTCTGCATTTACGACCAACACGCGGAACGTTTCAGCAGACGAGAAGAAGTTGACCGCTGCGGTTGACATCTATCAGTCTGACTTCGGGACGATTCATGTCCGGCTCCACCATCAGATGAACACCTCGCAAGCGGGTTCTCTGATTGTGTTGGGTGACATGGACAACTGGAAGAAGGCGTGGTTGCGACCGATCAAGAGAGAGGAGCTTGCCCGTACCGGTTCTTCTCGTCAGTTCATGATTGAGGCTGAGTTGACCCTAGAGGGTCGGGCTGAGAACGGTCATGGAGAGATCCTGAACTTAACAACTGCATAAACCGACAAGGAAGGGGGAGGGTAAAACCTCCCCTGGTTGGTAAGGAGGATGAATTGGCTAACGGATCAAGAATAGGATCGCCCTTTGATCGGCAACGGCAGATGTTCAAGCTCCTAGATGCTCAGTCTGCAACGAGTAACGGCGTTTGGGTGGAAGTACCGGACGGCTTTGTTTTCAGGTCTTTTGAATCGACAACCCTGGAAGAAGGGGCGAGTGATGCAACCGTGGATATCATGGTTAGCAATGATGTAGCGAAACCTCTGGACGCAACAGACGGACCCGTAACGGTTGCCCTTGACAATGTTGGGCCGACACTCGCTGGTGCGAAGACGGAATCATATCGTTGGGTGAAGGCAAAGAAGACGGCTGGAACAACCCCAGTAGCGACAACTGTGATCATGGTAGCACAACGGACTTTATAAGGAGATCGGCATGTCACTAACGGCTGACTTTCAGGCACAGCAACCACGCCTCAGAGAGAAAGAACAAAAGAAGCTAAATGAGGATATAGCAAACCTCCTTGTCAAGAGAAAGGATCTTGGTCGTTTTCTCCAGATAGACAAGGAGAAGGAGGATCTCCTTAAACTCCAGATTGAGGCTAAAAAACTCAAGATTAAATCTCAAAATGTTGCATTGGATATCGTCGAGAAGGCTAAGATTGAGGCTGACGGGATTCGGATGCAAGCCCTAAAGAACAAAAACACCGCTGTTGCTTTTGCAAAGAGGCAAACCGAGGCTGCTGAGGCGGCATTGGCCGATGCGAAGACGAAGCAGATGTCTGCCAAAAATGTCCTTTCCGATGCTACGATCAAAGATCAAATTGCGAATGAAAATCTCATGGCTACTGAGGTTGGCCTCAAAGCAATGAGGTCCAAGGTGAAGCGGGTGGCTAAGACCCTCTCTGACATGGTGGGATGAGGCTGTGAGTCGGGTTGCAAGAGAGGTATTTGAAGAGCCGGATCTTGCTCTTCTTCTTGATGAGGTCAGCGCAAACTTGACTTATGTGTGCCATGCCGAACCTGGGACAGCGACATCAGCGGCTAAGTGGAGAGTTAAGCGGTTAAAGAAGACATTGAAGGTAACAAGAGGTGTTTTTGCCGACTCCAACTCCAAATTCGATAACATCGCAGACGACCGGGCGACACTTACTTATCCAGAATAGGAGGCTGTTTTGCCGGAAGAAAGACGATCACCAGACCCGATGCTAATTGAGATCCGCGGCAATATGGAAAAACTCCTTGAGCGTTCAGATAACCACAAAGACTATCTTGACTCTGTGAGTGATACCGTAAAATCACAAGGCAAGGACATATCGGATATGAAGTCTCATATCACCGGCTTGAAGTTTATTGGCAGCTTAGTGACCGTATTGTGGACAGGTATCATAGCCGTATTTTTCAAGAAATTGTAAGGAGGATTCATAAATGGCAGCTATGTCTGATGCAGACGTTTCTTTCAGTTCAACTGCGGATATCCGTTGGACGGGTGCTGCGACAACAAACCGGCATACAGTAAAAGAGTTTATCGTCTGGTTGCAAGGTAAGATGGATGATGGTCAAGCCGTTGGAGATGACATCCTGGATATTATCGTTGACACACCGTTTGATCGTTCTACTGACCAGATCCTTGCGCTCCTACCCCCTGCAAACATAGATGATACATTCGCACTCCACCTGTACGATGGGTCTGTGTCTCAGAACAACGGCGATGACCTATATTCGGGCTTAAACATCATCGGGCCTGTTGAGGCCGGGACGGAATATATGGTCCTCCAAGACGGGAAGGTTCTTGCTCCTTTCTGGGGTACAGGGATTAATCCAGAACCCGCACCATCCTCAGTGTTCTCACGCCACTTAATCAAGACCAGATCAGGTGGGGCAGACATTGACGCAAAGAGGGTCGTTGTTCTTGCGAGAGAGCTTGGAGATCAGTTTAGGAGGTTTCCTGCCACTCTTGGCACCGGAAACTCTGTTGCTGCCATTGCAAATTCAGCCGACATTTTTAACGCCAAAACAGATGCGGCTATCGCAGCAATGACTTCTATTGTAAACACAGAAGGCTTCCAGGAACTAGATATTGACGGAAACGGGGCTGCTGGTCAAGAGTTCTATTCCCAATACGATAAGGGTGTCCAAGTTACCAATGATGTTTTTGAGAGGTCAAAGTGGATCACTCAGAGAGCGCACATCGCCGATCTAACCGCAGGAACTCCGACAGGCACGGATTTCGTCATTGATAACGCAACCATCGTTGGGCAGGGGCAATCCTTCATCCCTCTGGCAGCGACAGAAAGGCTTGTGGAGGTTCGTGCCAAGATCAAGATCCTTGCGGGTGTTCCTACAGGAGATATTCATTGTGAGCTTTGGGATTCCGATGATGTTGCGGCTCAGTTAGCAAAGCCTACGGGTGGGGTGTTGATGCGCTCAGAGCCTATCCTTGCAACTTCAATTACCTCTGCGTATGAGGATGTGATTTTTCGGTTCAACAGGCTTAATCCTGCAACCGGAGCGACTCAGAACGTCAGTCTTACCAATGCAGAATACTTCGTTGTGTTTCGCCATCCTACCGGAACGGCAGGGGCCAACTTCTCCTTGGAAGGAGCGGCAACGGATCAGGATGCCACCATGAACCAAGCCGATGATACGGCGGCAGTCTGGACGGCATCTGCCACAGATGATATCAACATTACGGTTAAGACAAGTCCTGTGATTCACAATGTCCCTGGAGAGATATTCCAGGGTATCAACATCGAGGTTGGTTTTGATGGAGAGGCCGGGACAGGGTTTGTAGAGAACGAGGTTGCCATTTGGGGAACGGACGTTACCTACGACACGCTTGTTGGGACATTTATCGAAGGAGAGTATGTCACATTCACAAGGGCTTCTGTCATTGTTAGTGCCGGTAAGATTCTTCATGATAATGGAACCGTGCGGATGGTGGTGAGTCTTCAGAATCCGGCTGCGTCTATTATCCAGAATAACGACATAATGACGGGTCTGGTTTCCGGGGCTACAGCGGCTATTAACGTGACGATTGTTGATGAGGCAAAGTCTGGCGGTGAGGGGATTGTTCTTGCTAAGGACGACAACGGAGTAACCGGAGAGGGCTATCTTCAAGTCATCTCAGGGTCCGATCCTATTGACAATAATATTATTCGGTCTGCGACAACGCCATTTACTAATCTGGCAAACGCCACGGCGGTTCTGAATGCCAGAACGATCAATCCTGAGTTTCTTGGAACTTCAACCGGCACCAACATTATTGGGGTGTATGGTATTGGATTCCAGCCAGCCGATGTGGGTTCCTCGGATAAGTTCCGGTCGTTGGACAACGCCGTTAGAACCCCAAAGAACAACGTGATCTTCACGGTGGCGGGAATGGTTGCCAGTGAGGACAGGGTGCTGGTAGGACCGAGGACGGGAGTGGCCCTTGATCGAGGACAGTGGCTACTTGCAACTGCACTCACAGGCGCGACAGAAACGGCGGTTGTTGTTAAGACAGGAACCGATACCGTGCCTTGGGCTGCGAATACGGTTAATTGGCCTTCAACGGGAACGTCAGGGCAGAACTCCAAGTTGCGGATTCAGTTGGATAGCAACATCTACAGGAGAGTCAGCTATCAGTCCCATGATGGTACGGACACATTCACGATCCTGTCAACGAGCTTTACTGGTGGAAACTCTGCTGCGATCAACCGGAATGTCTTTCTCGCCTTTATTGACGTTCTAGCATCTGCTACCACAGAAACCTTTACGGGTGTTCATGGAGGAGTAGACAGGAACCTTTTTGTTCGGGCTAGGGATGGGGGCGGAACGCCGACAAAAACGTTTGAGAGTACATCAGCACAGTTTCTTGCAACCCCACAGGTGATAGCCATCACCAGGGTAAGTGATTCTTAGACTACTGAAGGTATATGTGGTATAATTTCTCCTATGTCTAATGTTGGGAGGATATACCATGAAATCTGACAAAGAGATAAGGGCAAGAAAAGCAGAATGGGCACGAGAATATCGCAAGAAGAACAGAGATCTTATTCTTGCCAAAAGACGCATATCTAGTAAAAATCCAGAGGAGAAGAAAAAACACGCTGATTACCAGCGGGAATATACACGGAAACACAGTGATCGGATTAACGCAAGACGAAGAGAAAGACGGTTAGAGCGAATTGCAGATGGAGAAGATGTTAAATTAATTAGCCGTCTTAATAATAAGAGGTACTATGAGAAGAATAAAGATGAAATTAAGGCCAGAGAAAAGGCTAGGAATTGGAACTACAACCCAGAAAAGGCAAGGGAAAATCGCAAGAGATATAGGGATGCCTTCCCTGGTCGAACTGCTATTACCGCTAGGAGAAGTTGGGCTAAGAAAAGAGGGGTTTTGTTTACCTTAGACAATGAGTGGTACGTTTCAGAGTGGGATAAAGGTTGTTCGATGACTGGGATTATATTTGATTCGTCAGGTGCCAATACTCCTTGGGTTGCTCATATTGACCGTATCGTTCCAGGGGGAGGCTATACGAAAGAAAATTGTAGGCTTGTTTGTGCCTGTTACAATCAAGCAAAGCAAAACTGGGTCGATGCTGATGTTCTTAAAATGGCGAGAGAACTTTTGGAGTTTCAGGCAGGAATTATCAACCGAGTGAGTGACGCATAATGGCAACATGGGATATATCTCTGAATGTATCTGTAACTGGCATACCGCTTACGGAAAGCGATACCTACAACATGACATCTCAGGGATTTGATCCAAACAGTAATGACGATCAGAAATTGTATATCGAGAAGGCATTAAAGGAAAGGGCAGACATGGCTTTGTCCAGGATTCTCTCTCTCAGAGAACTTGCACCTTCTGAATTTACGGTAACCTTAAACACACCATAAGAGGTGGTTTGTGTGTTTCATTTATGGATTATCATCATGGCATTGACGGTAGCGACTGATCTGGTCGTTATAAATAACGCCGATGATCTTACCGGAGCTATCGGGATAAATAACCTGAACGCCCCCGGTACGAATGATACTGACGTTAAGGTCCAAGGTGCGTCATCTCGACGTGCAAGGCTGAACGGTACTGGTGTCAGTGGGTCAGGCCATGACACGGGAGCCGCAAATGTTGATGTCACGGACCAGCATTTATTTGTATGGGTGCAGACTCTTGATGCTGTCCAGACTCTAGCCAATAACGGTTGGCGATATCGAATTGCAACAGATGCGGCAGCAACGGCGAATTTTGGAGAGACTACAGTAGGAGGTTCTGATACAGACAGAATCAGAATAGATGGATTCAGTATGTTCTGTGTTGACCCATTGCAGCCATTCGATTTTACCACTGGCACACCTCCAGCGATTACAGCAGTCAGAACCTTTGCCATACTTGCCGATCACCTAAGTGCATCTTCAAGGGAGACATGGTTTCAGGATCAGCTTGCAAGAGGAACAAGCATTACCGTCACCGGAGGGGCAGCTACTCCAAGAGGGTCTAACGAGATCGCCACCAATGATGATACAAACGGTCGTGGAATGTTCAAGTCCATCAACGGGGCTTACTACGTTCTCTGCAAGGTAATTCTTGGTGATGTTACCGCTGCAACTAACTCAACCTTTGATGACACAAACCAAGTCTGGATATTTGAAGATCAGGCGGTATCCGCATCCTTCTACAAGATTGAGTTTGTCGGCGGAACAGGAACAAACAGAGAGACATTCGGGACTTCATCGGGTACGGGATTTGCCAAGGAAGCCTCTGGTGGAAATACCTTCAAGTCAGCAGGAGTTATCCCCTTCCGAGTAGAAGCGATAGATGCCGATGTCACCGCTGAGATGTTTGGATGCAGCCTCACCGGACCATCTGTTATCAGAAAGGATGCGCTTCGCAACTACAAGTTTGAGTCTCCGGCAGCGACCTTTACAGACGATACAAGGGATGCGAACGATGCAGGAGCTAATGACTTTAGTTTTATTGCCTCAGCGATCAACACAGGCTGTTATTGGGGGCATGACGAACGGTTCTATGAGATTACGGTAGACGTTGGAACGGCGGGTACGGGAGCCTATACCGTTGTTTGGGAATACTGGAACGGTTCTGCGTGGGCTGCGCTGACGGACCTTACAGACGGAACGGGGGCCTTTAAAACAGCGGGTGTGAATACTGTCACTTATTCGATTCCCGACAGTTGGGCAAAGACAACCGTTGATACTGACAACCGATACTGGATCAGGGCAAGGAAGGGTGAGACAGGGAGTTTAACGATTACGCCATTGGGTGACGAAACTAGCGTGTCTTTGGCTGGTGACATTAGATGGGAACAGACGAATGCAGAAGCGATTCGCTGTACCTTCACCAACATGGGAACAGCGCGGATTAGGAACGGTGCAAAGCTCAAGAAATGCACTTTAGCCAGCAGCGTAAGTGTGGCGAAATATGCTGCGCTGGATCTGGGTGATACGAATCCTGCGACTGATGCGGTTAGGGATATCCAGTTCTCAGGCGGCGTTAATGCGGTTGTACTCAAGCCCACGGCCAATAGAACATACGATTTCCAGGATTACCGATATGCTTCTCTTACCGGCAAGAAGGTCAGGATAGAGGCCCCGTCCGGTCGCCTAGTCACAATCAATGTGCTGAACGGAGGAGATGCCATAGCCAATCCTGGAGATTTACAGTTGGTAGGGGGAATCGTTTCTGGCGATGTGACGATTGTAAATAATACGGTGGATACCACGATCACGATTTTAGATGGTCGGACTTCTCCACCACCTGCCTTGCAAAATGTGAGGGTGTTGGTTGAGGCTTCCGATGCGACCGGGGATCTTCCTTTTGATGACACGGTGACAATCACAAGGGTCACTACAACCGCAACGGTAGCCCATACAGCGCATGGGATGGCGACCGGAGACAAAGTTGCTATCAGAAAGGTTGACCAACCCGAATATCGAGGAGTGAAAACAATCTCCAATGTAAGTGCAAATGCTTATGACTATACGGTGAGTGGAAGTCCTGCGACTCCGGCAACAGGAACAATAAAAGCCAATGGGGTTGTTCTTGAAGGATTGACTGATGTGAGCGGTCAGATCAAGGATACGAGAGCATGGACTCTTGCACAGCCGATTAAGGGTGTTGCGAGGCTGTCTACCGCAAGCCCACGATTTAAGCAGGGGAAGATATCGGGAACAATATCAACAACGGCGGGGCTGGCTTCAACGCTACAGCTTGTTATTGATGAGTAATGGGGGATATTGCGATGGAAGAAACAGATTATGTGTCACCGGATTTCAAAAAGCTAGAGGATCGTCTGGTATCTAAAAATCCACCACGGATTAAGTGGGGGGCTAAGTATCTTGAGTGGGATGACAAGCGAAAGATCCAGTACCTTGAAAAGTTGGCATCTTCAATGAACCAAGCAGCCTTTATTGTCCAGGGAGAACGCAATCAGCTTAATGAGATTTGTGAACTAAAAGAAGAACAACTTAACAAGATGACTGAGGCTGTACGGGCAAACAACATGATGCTCCAGCAAGAAGTTACTAAGATGAATGAGCAGAGGCAGTCATACAACAAGCATGTGTCTGGGTTAAACGCAAAGATCCGGGAGATGGAAAAGCATGGCTCTGACCATTGATCACGGGACGCTTACAATTAGTGTTCCTCAAGCTGATCTTACGCTAATAAGCGGGTCGCTCTACGAACTGAATACCGAGACTGTATTCAGGCAAGGAGTCAATGGATTACTCGACGATGAAGAGGGGATTGTTCTTGATGATGCCATTCGACACAACACAGAGGTCACTGTTGCTGGTACGACATTTGCCAGAACCATCGAAGTTATTGGTGGGTACTCAGTGACATTCACACCAGATGCACAATACTCTGTGAGGCTTGCGGGGTCGAATAACAATATATTTGATGTGGAAAGCGGGATACTCAATCAGAATCAGGTTCAGGTCATTGCACAAAACTCAGCGGGTTTAATAAAGGCTCCTGCTGCTGCGACAGGTGAAGACCATTTAACGTTCGGGCAATTCATGGGGAATAAATGATTATAAAAGCACCGAAGAATAGCCAGACAGGGCTGTATGACATCAAGGCCAATGGGGAGAATCTGGAATTTAACCACATACAGGAGATTACGCCTGTCCTTGAGCGTGCTGCTGATATCAGAAAAGACTCCAACAACGGCTGGACTGAGAAAAAAGGTTTTAGGCATATTGCCTGCGTACCGACCTGTGAGTTTGTTAAGCATCCTGAGTTAGCGTATGATCAGAAGGCTTTAACTAGATGGCTTAAAACAGAATATGGGTCTATGTTTAGAACGGTGGATGGGGGATTGGGATGAAGAGAAGGTTCAATAAGGTTATGGTTGTAGATAATTCTCCCTACAAGGGGCAGAACGGATTAAGGCTCCATCTTGGATGCGGAGCCGTGATTAAGCCTGGATATATCAACATAGACAAGAATGAATCCGATCAGGTTGTTGGAGTTGATCTTGAGAAGGCCAAACTTCCTTTTGATGATGAAAGCGTGGTTGAGATTGTGGCCGATCAGGTGTTTGAGCATATCATGAACTTTAATGACTTGATGGCAGAGATGCACCGGGTCCTGGTCCCTCGCGGCCAACTAATATGTAGCGTCCCCCACGCTTCGTTTGCTGAGGCGTTCCAGGACCCTACCCACTGTAAATTCTTTACCGACAAGACATTCCTTTATTGGTTAAAAGGAGATCCATTCTTTGAGGGGTACGGGAGGGGGTATGGGTTTAAAAGTTGGAGCCAGCTTATCCAGAGAATGAACGGTTGGTGCTTGAACGTGAAGATGAGGAAATGATGAAGATTACATATTTCCTAAGAGATGATGGACCTTGCGGGTATTATCGTGCCTCTCTCCCGATGGAGACATTGAGGGCTAATTCGTCGGTTTCGGTCGGACGGATCAAGAAGGGTGACGATGCCAATGAGATCGAGAGGAATCTTGACGCAGACGTTTTCTTGATACCAAGGGCGGGTGATGCAAATATGCTCCGCATGATGGGGCGGTTTCAGTCGATGGGGAAAAGGTGCGTTGTTGATTTTGATGATGATGAGTTTAATATCTCCCCATTCAATCCTCGGTATCGAGATGTCGGCATTGAAGAAGTCACTGTCAGGGTTAATGATGAGCCAGACATGAAGCTGTGGGAAGATGGTAGGAATATCGACATTAAGGCCAACAAGGTTAAGCGTGAGGATCTCATTCTTTGTTGCCAGAGGGCTGATACAATCACAGTAACAACCGACATATTGGCCGAAGCGTATAAACCGTTCAACGATGATGTCAGGATTTTGCCTAATTGCATTGATCCTTCTGTATGGCAGAAACTCCCGTTTAGGGAACGAGACACCATCAGGATCGGGTGGACCGGGGGAGCTTCTCATTATGAGGATCTTTGTCTTCTCCAAGAGGTGCTGCCCAAGATCATGAACAAATATGAGAATGTCGAGCTTGTTCTTTTTGGTGAGAAGTTCGACGGTATGCTTAAGGATCTCCCGAAGGAGAGGATCGAGTACCACCCTTGGGTCGATATATCAGCCTACCCTTACAAGTTAGCAGCCCTGGATTTGGACATCATGCTTGTTCCGATAGTGGACAATGCCTTCAACCGCCGGAAAAGCCCCATTAAATGGATGGAGGCATCCATGTTGGGCATCCCATGTGTTATGAGCAATGTAAGCCCGTACAGGGACGTACAGAGCGAGGATAACGGTATTTACATAGAGGACAACCACCCTGATTCATGGATTAAGGGTATCTCGTATTTGATCAACAATCCCGAAGCAAGGGAGAGCATGAGTTTTGCCTCAACGCTGGTGGTGATGGACAAGTTTAATATCGAAAAACAGTACAAGAAATGGGCAGAGGTTTATGAGGTTCCACAACTGGAGGTAGTTTAATTGGCAATTCCCGCAAATCCGTCGTCTAGTTCGATCTGCACCGAGGGCTTGAAAAAGGCAGGGCATCTCTCCCCCTCAACCCCGCAGATAGTACACGCTCAAGACGAATACCTGGAGGAGATCAAGAATGACATCTCAACGATCTCCCGAAAACTAAAGTCTCTCCAGAAGACGGCGGTCCTTATCGTCGATAAAGGGAAGTCCAGATTCGACCGGCCTACTGACTTTATGAGCGACCTCACGATCGTCCTTATGGATGGCGGTACTTCTGGGATATCTCAAGGAGGCACACTATCTACACTGACGTTTGTTGCTACAGATGCGTCAGCAGAAAACAATGTTGTGGGCAGGGAGATTCTTATAACTTCTGGAACGGCAAAGTCCAGCTTCTCTCAGGCAACGGCGTTTGATACTGGAACCAAGGTCGCAACCGTCAATCCGAACTTTGCAGTAGTCCCTGCTAATCTGGACAAATATATGGTGATTCAGTCCTACTACAATCTTGAACAAGCTCCCATCTTCCAGGCTGACAGGGTGGTAGACCCAACAAGGTTGCAGCGGCCCACTCATTACTCTCCAATGGGAGATGACGATAATGGTGAGTTTATATTCAATACGGCACCGGATCAAGAATATGGCATGAGGATGAGATACTATGCCGATCTACAGAAACTTGATCTGACATCTACGCTACTGACAACGCTCTACCGAAGGTGGAGAAGTGTGTTTGTTTCCGGGGTAAGGGCCAAGGAATTAGAGCTTCGGGATGATGATCGGGCTGATTCGGCTAACTCTACCTACCGACAGCTTTTAAATACACTCATCCTGAGAGAAACATACGGAACCGACCTATCGTCGATGCAGGTAGGGGTTGTTGATTATGGCTGATACATACGTTACTCAAGGAAATGCAAGTGGAACTTGGGTTGAGAAGCCGACCACACTCACCGCGTCTACCGGAGGGTGGGGTATTGGTGCATGGGGTAGCGGTCCTTGGGGCGGTGGGCTTGGTTCGATCTCCCTGACCGTTCCAGGCCCGACACTTGAAGTTATTAAGCCGTCTGATACTTATGTTGGAGTAAACAATATCTAATGGCGTTGCGAGGCAGAAAAGTTAAAGACATCCCAATGGCCCCGATGGGGATTAACTTGAATGACCCGATAGAGTTGGTTCAGCCGGGGGAGGCTCTGTTGACTCAGAACATGTACAGCCGGAGAGGATTGCAGACAAAGCTAGGATCTTCCCGTCACTCGCCTAATCAGGTTGTTGCAGGTAAGCCAATCGTGGGCCTTCATCGGTTCTACTTTGGGGCATCACGCCAACTCATAGCTGCTGCTGGAACTCAGGTCTTTACGATGAACGACAGTACCGGAGTCTGGACGGCAATGAGTGGGATAACACAGACGGACGGACAGCCGACATTCATCAATACATGGGGTGCGGTTGGAAAGGCTTACATCGCTAACGGGACGGACGTTCCTTTCTCATGGGATGGGACAACGGCAACACGTTTGACTGCCTTCCCCGCTGATACTATTATGATACTACCGTACCGCTCAAGGTTGCTATTCATCACCAAGAGCAACCCCGGCCTTGTTCAGTGGACAGATGCAGCATTCATAGATAACTCCGTGATTACCCCGGCTGCTGCGCTTATCAGGATGACAGAAGGAGGGCAGATTAATGTCATTGCGCCACATGCTATGGCAGGAACTACGGAAGGGATTAATACATGGGTATTCGTTTCTACGGGTTCTTCTATTGCCCTGATGTACTCCTTGGACTTCCTAGCAACAGGAGGATTACAGACAGCCACAACTAAGCTGGAACGAGTTAGTGACCATGTGGGTATTATCGCCTCCCGTACAGTGGCAAATACGCCTTTGGGTACGATGTTCCTGGGAACGGATCGACAGGTCTATCTTCTCCCCTTTGGATCAGCAAGGTTGCAGCCGGTCGGGACCAAGATTAGGTCGACGGGTGTTGTGACAGACGGGATTGAGTCTCTGCCCTTTGCTCAAATGGAAAAGGCTTGTGCTGTTTACCACGATGGATTTTACAAGCTATCCTTTGCTGCATCTGGCGATACTAATAACACGACACAATATTGGTTGGACATCGAGCGCATCCATCCATCTCAACAGAATGATGGAAGATGGGGGCCTTGGTTTGGGCCGATGAAGGGGATGAATATATCCATGTTTGCCAAGCAGGATGGTACTGGAGATGTTGGGCGGTTGCTGGGTGGGAACGCTCTTTCCTCCGGGTTCGTATTTAGGGCGAATGAGCCATCTATATTCTCTGATGATTCTGTGGCTATAAACTCTATATTCAAAAGTCACCATGAGGTGTTCGGGGCAGAGGTCTTAGATAAGCAGATCAACCAGACCGAGATAGAGACTATAGAATTGTCGCAAACGATTACCATAAGATTTACGGATACAATAGGGCCTATCGGTACGGAGGAAGTTCTTACTGTGGCGCAATCTGGTGGGGTGTTCTATGACGAGGAGTTCTATGACGAGGTTTTTTACTCTGCCCTAAACGACCCGATACGGCGATGTGTTCAGCACTTCGACAACAACTTAGAAGGCAGGGCGATATCCACCGTCGTTGAGTACCAGTCGTCCACAGATGCCCTAGAATTGTATTCGATCAAGGAAGAAGCTAAAGTTTTAAATAGAACCTTTGCAGGAGTATAGCCATGAGTGAGATTGGGAGCGGCTCCGGGACTTCATTCCCTACAGCCCTAGACACTGACAACACAACAGAGGTTGCATCGCCCAATACGGGCAAGACCAAGATTACCGCTGCGAGGGCTAACGATGTTGGAGCGGCCATTGTTGCCACTGAAACAGAGATCGGTATACGAGGGGCTGCAACGGCAGATGTGAGATCCACGATCAACCTTGAGCATGTCGCTACGGGAGCGCACACAACGGCGGCACCTGTAAACGTCACAAAAGCTGCAGCATCTTCTGGAACCGGGACAACGGTATCTAGGGCTGATCATAAGCATGATGTGACGACTGCTGCACCGGCAACGGCTATACAGCCAGACGCAGCAGCAGCAGAAGGAGCGGCAACGTCACTGTCAAGGTCAGATCATCTCCACGCAATAGCAGCAGATGTACCTGTAGCATTAGCAACTGGAGCTGTTGGCGAAGGAGTGTCCACATCATTTGCAAGGGCGGATCACCAGCATGGAACTCCAACAACTATTCCTCTTGGATCTCTTGATGCTACTGCCGCTAATTCTGGCTATCCTCAGAGTGGAACTGGTGGGGAGACGCTCAGGATCATAAGGGGGAATGTGTCATCGACCGGAAGCATAGATGATGGGGCTGGTTTTACTATAACAAAGGGGAGCACTGGATTCTATACAATCAATTTTACTGCAGCTTTTGGTGGTGTGCCAGCCGTATCTATAACTGCAAGGGGAGGCGGAGATCAGTCTGGAACGAT